GGGAATCTGTTTCGAATTCTAGATCATGGTGATGCCAGCCCTACTAGTTGTCTTTGGCTTGCCGCTCTGGATGGCAATCTCATATTTTATCGCGAATATTACGTTCCCGGTCAACCGATATCTTATCACCGCCGCGCCATCTCTGAACTTTCTGGGACTGAAAAGTACAGTGGAAATTACGCTGATCCCCAAATTTTTAAAAAGACTGGACAGAAGGACGGAAGTTTTTGGACCACATCTGACGAATACATGGATAAGGGAATTGACGGTCCCCCCTTGAGTTGGATTCCAGGGGACAACAACGAATTTGCAACCCGGAACCGAATCAATGAACTTCTCAGGGCGGGGAACATCCACAAACATCCTACTACGATGATATCTCCCGCCCCTGGGATTTATTTTATCAAGAAATCTTCTGAATATTCAAATGGCTGTTATCATGCAATTCAAGAACTCCAGTCTCAACGACGAAAATCTCTTGGCTACGTTGACGGAAAACAAATTTTCTGTGATGATCGAGAAGAGTCCGTGGCCGATCACGCTTACGATTGTGTTCGATATGCAGTTGCCGCTCATGGCGGGGGGAAATCACTCCCGAAACGAAAAGTTCCAGAACGATCTATAAAATGGTATCAAATGATGGTAAAGCGTGGGAATCAAAGAATTCAGGCGATGTCGAACTAAAGAGAGAAAATGCCCCGTCAAAGAGTAGATGATACAATCTGGTCGCAGCGTATTAGTGTTGCGAAGCGTTACAAAGAGGCGTGGGAGCATCTCTTTAAGGTAAATATTCTCCAAAAATATTACGAAGGTTTCCAATGGAAGTTCGCCGCCGACGCTGGTTACACTCCTTACACAATCAATAAGATCTACGAAACCATCCAGATTAAGATTGCTGAGTTCATTCCTACTTTCCCCAAGTATGTAGTTTCCTCCCGTGAAGGGAATGAGTGGGATCTCGAAGCGGCAGCCGCATCCGCCCAGCTCAAGGAAGATACCCTAAATCAAATTGTAAATGACAGCAAATTAAATTATACCGATGAATTGGAGCAAGCATACAAAGAGTCCTTCTTTGCCTTTGGACTCGTAGAAGTTGGCTATTCAGCCGATTGGATTATAAATCCTAATGCGCCGAAACCGCTACTTGGTAAAGATGTTGAAAGGGACGGAAACAGAGATTCATTCCGAATTGTCCAAGAACCGCCTGAAATTCCCGTTAACGAGCGGGTTTACATCAAGCACATTCCCGCCCGGACTTTTATTATCGGTGGTAATGATCACAAGTATCTCAACAGGTGCGGATGGTGTGGATATTACGAATATGTAGATAGAGATGAGCTACTTGCTCTCCCGAAATTGATGAATCGGGATAAAATTGCTAATATTCAGGGTTCAGATTATGAAGCAGACCGGGAAATTAGTATCGATTCGTTGGAAAACCGGAGCGGTGGCCGGAATTCAGTCAAACTCTGGCATATTTGGGACCTAAAATCCATAAATCGTCTGCTTATTGTCGATTCTCCCTGTGTTACGGTGTTCCAGAAAGAATTTAAACACCTCAATTTGTACGATTTGCGTCCCGATAAACGCCTTCGCACCGGAGGTTTTTATCCAATACCGCCCGCCTTTCACTGGCTTTCCCCTCAAGATGAGTTTAATGAAACACGCGAAATGTTGCGTGCCCACCGCCGCCGATTTGTGCGGAAATTCCAAATTGTGGAGGGGCGAATTGATGACGAAGAGATTGAGAAATTCGAAACTGGACCAGATGGCGCCCTTATTAAAGTCAAGGCACCTGAAAGTATCTCGCCAATTCAAAATGCAGATCTCGGTGCCGCTCTAAACGAATCTCTCGCCACAAGTGCAGACGATTTGAATCGAATTTCTGGTACTTCTGACGATAGTCGGGGCGTTGCGGATCGAACGACAGCAACTCAGGCACAAATCGTTAACCAGAGATCCGCGTTGCGGGAAACAAAAGAACGGGACCGGATTGTAAATTGGGCTTGTCAGATTGGTCGTGGAATTCTTATTATTGTCAATGAAAAATTTACGGGGAAAATGCTCGTTGAGCTTTCCGCCCCGGAAGGAACAGAAGATTTTCTAGGTGTTGTTCAGACTCGCAAAGCTGCGATGCGATACGTCACCGCCGAGGACTTGAAAGATGGCTACGATTTTAAAATTGACGTAGATCTTACTTCTATGTCACAGACAGAACAGGCGGATCAGAAGAAAAAACTGCTCGAATTTCTGTCTACTCTTACTCAATTCCCGATGGTTGCTTTCAGTCCTTATCTTGTGCGTGAAATTGCAGTTCGTATTGGATACCGGAATGAAAAGACAATTGCTGAATTCCAGAAGATGGCACTTCTCATGGAATTTGCTCGGATGCAACAACTTCAGCAACAAGCCGGGGCGGCAATGGGTCCAATGCAAAATGGAAATGCCGGACAGCAAATTAATCAACAGGCAACTCCGCCGCAGGGACAACAGATTCAAAATCAGCTTGCTAAAGTTCTCCCAATGGCGCAACAGGCAGGCTAAGTATGGCACATCCATATTTTAAATTACGGGAAAATTTCAGTTCCAAACAGCTCACTCCACATCCGCACGAATCAGAGTGTGTGTCGGATTTAGAATATGACCCGGAACATTACGAAATGACGATCCATTTTGTGAAGCGTGGGTCTTACATTTACTACGGAATTGAACCTTGGCTCTTTGCAGAATTCAATAATTCAGGGAGTCGAGGTCAATATTTTAACCAATATATCAGGCCCATGTATTCTGATTACCAACGTATTGCTTAAGGAGAATTTCAATGGCTGACACTAGTTTACAGACTGCAATTGCGGACGCCGAAAAGCAACTTACAGGCGAGGCGCCCGCTCAGGAAACTACTGGGGAACCCACTGTCGAGGTTGAAGTAGAAGACTCAGAAGATGAAAGCGGCGAAGACGGCGTTGAAGACGGCGAATTGGATGAAGCTCAACTTGACGAATCGAAACGTCTTTATCTCGCGTTGAGAGATCCGAAAACCGCCGGGCCGATTATTGCAGCGCTTGCCGCCCAAGCTGGTTTGCATTTGACTCCGCAATCTACAAAAGCGGAAGTTAAAGAAGTAAGGAAAACCATTACTGATGCTGTTGCAGAAGCGCTCGGTGATGAATACAAGTTCTTAGCCCCCAAATTAGGGAAGGCTTTCGAATCCGCCCTGGAAATCCAGCGCGAAGAGCATGAAGCGAGTCTTCAAGAGATTCGCCAATCACAAGTGGAACGCGATGTTACAACTGCTTATGAGAAGTTGGCGCGCGAAACAAAGGGTGAAAGCAAAAGGCTTGAATCCAAAATGGCTTCACTTAGCGAAGAAATTCCTATCGGTACAATGTCCGTTGAGAAATACATTCGTCGTCTTTACAGCATCGCTGTGACCGAATCTCAGCAGACTTCCGCAAAGAAAACTGCGGATCGTATCCGAAAGAATGCGGGAAACGCACCTGAAAGACTTCGCTCTGGTAGTGCAGCTGGAACCGAATCCAAATTACCGGATAAGAAAATGAGCTTGAATGATTCGGTCAATTTCGCTCTTAAAGAGCTAACCAAAGGATAATAAATGAGCGTAACTTTCGGCGGTTCGTCTGCTCCTTCGCAGGTAACCGTAAATCTAGACTCACTTTTCGGTCTTTCTCTGGCGGCGTACAGAAAAGAACTGATCGACAACATTGGGGCAACGAATGCTTTCTTCTTTGATATTATTCAGAAGGAACTTTACGAATCCCAAGACGGCGGAACGTACATTCAGGTTCCTTTGATGTATGGTCTGCAAGGCGCCGATTCCTACGATGGATACGATGAACTTTCGACGGTTCCCGCTGACGGCATTACGGATGCGATTTTCCAATGGCGTCAGTGTGCCGCTGCAATTGCTTATTCGATGAAAGAAGTCAAACAGAATAAGCAACGGTTGGTCGATCTCGTCAAATCCCGAATCAAACAGGCCGAAATGGGATTGCAGGAATTTTTCTCGCAGTCTCTATTTTTTGGTTCTGCAAATCAGGTGGGCGGAAGTCTCAAAACTCCTTACATTTCTCCTGTCAACGGTTCTTCCTCGATTGAACCGATTGGCGAATTGATTGATTTCACTCCGACCACTACGACAACGGTTGGAAACATTGACCAAGGCGCCAATACGTGGTGGAGAAACAAAACTCTCACTTCCGCCGCCACGACTTATGACGGCTTTCTTTTGGAAGTGGACCAGATTTTCAATCGCGCCAGCCTTGGTACGGGCGGGAAAGTGAAACTGGTCACTTTTGACGAAACCAGTTACGAATTGTTCGTTCACGCCGTCTACCAGAAATATCGGTACACTCAGGCGAAAACGGATGAAGCGTATCCTTTCGAGAATATTGTCTACAAAGGCGCCCACATCGTCATGGAAGACAAGGTGCCTGATGTTTACAATTCGATTGCGCCGACTTTGGTTGCAGGCGCTGGTGATCCCAGTACTCTTACAAACGGAAGCGGATATTTCATCAATCCCGAATTCTTCAAGATGATTTATGAATCCGATTCCGATTTCACCATGCTGAAAGACGATGCGGGTAAGACAATGTTCAAGCCCGTAAATGGTGATTCCCGTGTGGGTCACGTTGCCTGGATGGGTAACTTGACTTGCATTAACCGCCGCAAACAGGGCGTCATTGGAAAGATTGCCCGTACTCTCGTTACGCCGTAAGAGATAAATTACGGAGAAATGAAGGAGATAAACTTCTATGAGAATGAAAAGTGTAGGAAATAAACGTGATCTGATGGCTGTCGTGATCTATAACGATGAAGCCACCAATTCAATTCCCGTCGGCGCCCCGGTAGTTATGAGCTATTCGGGGACGCAAGATGGTTTGGCAGTTGTGCTTCCCGCCACCGCCGCAGATGTCAAGCAGACTTCTTTAGGTTTCGGAGTTTGTTTAGGTGACGGAAAAGGCGGAGCACTTCTTGCAAAAGGTTACGGGGAAGCACAGGTTTTCGGGCATTGTCCCAATGTGAAACTTCTTCGAACTCGCGCTGCTTCCACCGATGCTTTTGTTTCCATTATCGCGGGTGCTCTACTCAAAGCGGAATCTGTTTCCAATTGCTTTCAGACTGCTGCATCTGTTGGAGCATCTGTTCAAATGCCGGCCGCTGTTCTTGCCTCTTCGATTTCCGCCGCAGGTTCCGCGATTTCGTCGCAGACCATTTTGAGTGTTACTCAGATGGTTGCGGCGTTTCTTCGGATGATGTAAATATTCTGGCAGCCATTACTGAAACTCCTGGGGGCGGGGACTTCAAACCCGCCTCAAGAAAACCATGAAAAAGAAAATACTAATTGGAATTAATACTCTCACTGAAGTCAATCAGGCTATTTATTCAAATCATATGCAGCTTTTTTATAGGCTTGGTCGATCTTATTCTCAATTTGATTTCGGTATCTGTTCTCCTCGCCGCATGTCGATTGACAATATGCGGAATTTTGCAGCTCGGGCGGCAATTGAGGGCGGATTCGAATATCTTTGGTTTATTGATGACGATGTGTTCATTCCCGCTGACGCATTGAAACACCTTCTAGATCTCAAATCAGACATTGCCGCGGGAATCACCCTGATTCGTGGGTATCCCTACGATCCGATGCTTTTCAGTTTTAAAGAGGGTAGAAAAAACAATCGTCTCGTTGAATATAAATCTCTAGTCCGAAAGGACGGTTCTATCCGTAGGGAAGACGGTTTGGATGCAATCGGATTCTCTTGTTGCTTAATCAGGACTTCCCTGCTAAAGAAAGTCAAGGCCCCTTGGTTTCTGACTGGCACCAATTTTACGGAAGACGTTTTCTTCTGCCAGCGGGCGGCGGACCAAAAAAAGAATTTGTCAATTGCAACTACGGATAAGTTCCAAACCGCCCACATCATTGGTTGCGAAACGATTTCCCCCACAAATGCAGTGGCGCGGCGAGCATACGACGAAAGACTCAATCCTGGGCTTAAAAAGGCTTCAAAGAATGGAAATGTTGTTCACTCCAACAGCCCGGATGCCGAAAAACTCTTGAATGCTCGCGGGGCACAGATAGCACAGGTTTACGGAAAATAGAAATGAGCACTCGTGTAGACGTCCGCAAAAAACTCCAACAGCACTTTAACAATACTGTCTATTATGACGATCAATCACTTAATGATTCGATTCAAGATGGTATGGACGAAATTGCGGCGTTTACCGGGTGTATTTATAAATCGGTGGAATTGCCTTTCACTCAATTTACAACTTATTATGATCTACTTGCTCTTTGCCCTGATTATGTGGGTGTCGTGGCAATTTTCAACAAAGTAATTCGTAGATGGCTCTGGCCTGGAAGTCTAAAAAAATTCAATCAGGATCGAATTGACTGGGATGTTTCGTATGGCACTCCGTATCATTTTTGCCCTATATCTCATCGATACGTGGCGATC